AAATTGAAAACAATGAATCAAAAATGAATTTGATTCAAAAAATCATGAAAATGTCACCCAATTCAAAAGAAGAGAAATTGCTCAAATTAAATTTTGATGCATTGAAGAAAAAATTTCATGATCTCAAAAATAGTCGTAATTATGGAAGGATATATGAAAATGGAGCAACTTTAAGTAATCATAGAGATAGAGAATCTTGCGAAATATCAATAAGTCTTCATTTGGGTGGAGATTGTGATTGGCAATTTTGCGTAGAGTCTCCCAATAAAAAAAATAATTGTTTTAATTTATCTTCCGGAGATGCTATTCTATATCTAGGTAATAGAGCTCATCACCATAGAAAAGGTTTATTTAAAGGAACCAACTATACTCAAATATTTTTACATTATATAAGAAGTAGAGGAGAATATTTTAATCACTACTTTGATTACAAAGTACGAGATAAAGTAATGCACGAGTTACTAGATAACAATGATGAGTCAGAAAAAGAAAAATTTGTTCTGAATTACTTATAATCTATCTCCCCATTGAATATCGGGATAAGCCTCAGAAATGTTTTGTTTAGATATACTATACTTTGTTTGAAGTTTTTTATCCTTGACCAACATTAGAATCTCAGCCTCAAGTGGATGCAATCCCTCTAGAATATTAATAAACATTGTTTCTCTCTTTCTACTGGAAAGACGATCATTGCCTCCTTTTACAAAATTGTAAAAGTAAGTATATTCTTTACGAATAGAAGTTCTACCTTGATCCTGAGATCCAATGGAGTTGGAATCAAGTTCTCCCATCATCTGGACCGCTCTGTTAATATTATCACTGAGATTTCCTGTAGTAACATTCTGTTGACCTACACTAGCATAAGGAACCAAACCTTCGGGAAGAAGTGAGATTATGCTTTCGTCAAAGTTCCAAATAAACAAAGACTTTAATGAAGGATGTTCGTATTTCTGAAGAATTTCTACCTTTTTTGCATTTGATTTTTGTTTTGCAGTAAGTGCAAGAACTTCGAAAGCAAAAGGATTTGAAGGTAGTTCTTCAGAAACTACCTTCGGAATTTTAGTTTGAGTAACCATAAGACTTATTTCAATTCAGTTGTTGTTATTCTTATTTAGATCAGAGTTTGAACCCTGCAAAAGTATCTTTCTTCACATCTTGTTTGATACCACCAACAACATAAGACTCAACTTCCGTTTCTTGTGGGGCTACCTGGAGACCTTTAGAAGAGATCCAGTGTTCAGTCCAAGGCAATGGATTGTTCTTTGCGGGAACATCATAAAGTGGTTTCAACCCAATCGCCTTCATACGACGATTTGCAATCCACTCAACATAGTTATTGAGAAGTTTGTCATTTAGTCCAATCATGGATCCATCTCTGAACAGGTACTTAGCCCATTCTTTTTCCTCATTCACACAATTGCGGAAGCACTCCGTTACCCAGGATTCTTCCTCTTGAGCAATTTGTTGCATCTCCGGATCATCTCCTTCGCGCCACTTATTGAGGATGTTTTGAGTAATGACAAGGTGTTGATTTTCGTCTCTTGCGATGAGAGAGATAATTTTAGCGGATCCTTCCATAAGTTTGAGTTCACCAAACGCAAACGAGCAAGCGAACGAGACATAGAACCTGATACCTTCGAGAATATTGACATTAGCAATGGCACGATAAAGTTTTCTTTTTAATTCAATTCTTCCTTCTCTTGCATATCCAGCACCCTCTTGTGCAAATAACCAATCGTTGGAAGTTCCATAGTGTTGTGCAGAATTGATAAAATCATCATAAGCACCAGTCACAGATGATGCCCTTTCTAAAATATTTTCATTAGATAGAATGGAATCAAAAACCTCAGATGGGTCTGAGTATACATTTTTAATAATATATGTGTAAGAACGACTATGAATCATTTCCATAAATTCCCATACAGTCATACATGCTTCCAATTCTGGAAGAGAGCAGTATGGAACAAATGCCATTCCAGGACCACGACCCTGAACAGAATCCAGAAGAATCTGGTATTTCAAATTGGAGGTAAAGATATGCTTCTGTTCAGGACGCAAGGTTTGATAATCTGCACGGTCCTTTTGAAGGGAAACCTCTTCGGGTCTCCAGAAATATCCCAGTTGCTGGGTTGTTAATTTATCAAAAATTGGATACTTATAAGAATCATATCTTTGTATTCCTAAAGGTTGTCCAAAAAACATCGGTTGTTTTTTGGAATCAACCTCTTTAGTATTAAAAACAGTCATGCCTGTTATCTCAGTATTTTCTTGGGAATTAAGTCTAAATTTTACAGGATTCACAGTCTTCTTCTCCTTCTGAACTTAAAATTTCTGCGATTAAATCATCAACTGTTTGTTTTTCCTCTTTTACTTCATCTGTCTTAATGTCATATGTATTTTGATAGTAAGAGGTCTTCCATCCATATTTGTATGTTTTGAGGAAGTCGTTTGCCATTACAGTAACTGGAACTTCATTATCTGGATAGTTTTCTGGATTATAACTCCAGTTACCACTAATTGCCTGGTCAAAGAATTTTTGCATCACAGCAACAATGTTAATATAACCAGTATTATTAGGCATATCCCAAAGAAGCGTATAATTGTTCTTAAGTGTGTGGTATTGGGGAACAATTTGCTTAAGGGGTCCTTTCTTGGACTTTTTAATGGACAAAAATCCACGGGGAGGTTCGATTCCATTTGTAGCATTTGACACAACGGAACTGCTCTCCGATGGCATCTGTGCGGACAGTGTTGAGTGCCTGAGACCGTGTTCCAAGATAGATGCTCTAAGAGTTTCCCAATCATGTTCAAGTTCAATAGATGTGATTTCGTCTACGTCTTTTTTATAACTATCCACAGGAAGAATACCATCCGAATACTTAGTACGATTAAAGTATTCACATGCACCTTTCTCTTTTGCAATGTTGTTAGATGCTTTTAGTAGATAATACTGGAAAGATTCAGAAAGACCGTGTACAGCATCCCATGCTTCTTGAGAATCATAATTATATCCAAGTTTTGCCAAATAGTGTGCAAGACCAATATAACCAATACCAAGAGAACGACGTGCTTTAGTTGATTTTTCTGCAGCAGCAACTGGATATTCTTGGTAATCAATTAATTCTTCTAGACCACGAACAGAAAGATCACAAAGTTCTTCAAACTCTTCATCTGACTTTACTTTTCCGACATTTACTGCTGAAAGAATACACAAAGCAATTTCACCATTAGGATCATCAATATGCTGCAGTGGTTTGGTGGGAAGTGTAATCTCTTGACACAAGTTGCTCATCCAAACTTTATCTTTAAATGAAGAATGGGAGTTGCAATGGTCAATATTCATAATGTAGATACGACCCGTTTCCGCACGTTCTTTAAGGAGATCAAGAATAAGTTCCTGCGCTTTAATAGTTTTTTTCTTAATGGACGGATCTTTTTCATATGAAACATAGAGATCGTCAAACTCAGGGAGTCCGAAAGAATCATAAAGTCCAGGTACGTCATGGGGACTGAAGAGAGAAATCTCCTCATCTTTAATAAACCTCTCATAGAACAACTTAGAAATTTGAATAGAATAGTCAAGTTTACGAACTCGATTATCTTCAGTTCCTTTATTATTTTTAAGAACTAGAATGTCTTCGATTTCTTGGTGCCAGATTGGGAAGTGGACAGTTGCTGATCCACCACGGATGCCATTTTGAGTGCAGCATCTGACAGTGCTCTCAAATTTTTTGAGGAATGGAACAACACCTGTGTGCTGAACTTCTCCACCTCTAATTTTACTGTTGATGCCACGGATTCTGCCTGCGTTGATACCGATGCCCGCCCTTTGTGCAACGTATCTGCCGATAGCCATATCAGAACTAAAGATGCTATCGAGGGTGTCATCAGAATCAACAAGAACACAGCTAGCAAATTGTCGAAGTGGAGTTCGCACTCCTGCCATGATAGGTGTGGGAATGTTGATTTTGTGCTTTGAGATTGCGTCATAGTACCTCCTGACATATGACATTCTGGTTTCTTTTGGATACTGCGAGAAAATAGTCGCAGAAATCATCATGTACATAAATTGTGGGGTCTCATAAACCTTTCCACTGCTTCTATCTTGCACGAGGTACTTATCAACGACCTGACGTAGACCTGCATAAGTGAACAAGTAGTCACGATTATGATGGATATACGTACCAAGTTTATTAAGTTCTTCCTCAGTATAGTTGTTGAGAATTTCTGCATCATAAACACCAATACCTACACATTTTTTAATGTGATCCAAGAAAGTTGGATGATCTTGGATTTTTCCATACAAAGACTTTCTTACAGAGAATAGTAGAAGTCTTGCTGCAACAAATTGATAATTTGGATTATCCAAATCAATTAAGTCTGAAGCAGAACGAATCAGAATCTCCTGAATTTCTGCAGTAGTAATTCCATCATAAAATTGAATGCCAGACTGCATTTCAACTTGAGAAGCAGATACTCCTGCCAAATCTTTACAAGCTTCATCAACCATCAAATGAATTTTATTCAGATCCAAAGACTCAACTCGACCATTTCTTTTGATAACTTTTGTCCCGTTGCTCATACTCGTTTCCAACCAATAAGTTTTGCTTTTGCTTCTAACCCCATAAAGGTATTTTCTTTTACAATTTTGTTGACATCAATGCCTTCAAGTATCATATCATTGATGTCCTTTTCTTTCAAGTCATTCGGCCAAATTACAATGGGAAATTTGGAATCAATTGCCTTTTCCATTCTCTGGATGATTTGTTTATTTCTTTTTTCATTGTCATAGACCATTACAAAGTCTGATTCAAAATTAGTAATGAAAAACATATAATCTAAATCTGCTCCAACCATAGCAATTGCATTATCTAAGAACATACTATCGATTGGTCCCTCAACGACATATACAGTCTTATTAAAATCTGCTTTATCTAAACCATATATTTTTGGATGGCTGTCGTCTAGGATGATTGTAATGTATTTGACCTTTGAATTCTTATTCAGACTGCGACCTTGAAACCCGAAGATTTTTCCTTGATTGATGAGTGGGATGATGATTCTTGGTTCGTCATTGTCTAAATTATCGAATGTGTGCTTCTGAGTGTTAGTCCACTCTTTGAAGTTCTGACAAAAATACAATTCACGAAAATATTCCTTTGGAATTTTTCTGTTCTCTAGATATTGTCTTGCCAAGTGTTCTTTATTTAGTTCTTCTATGGTAGGCAGGTCAAAAGACTTTTTTGAAAAGTTAGGTTTTTCAAACTTAAATTCTGGTGTCTTTGTTTGACTTCCTTTTCCTGTTAGACCATTCTTATATCTCTCCATCACATACTGGTCATACAACACAGTATCCATATCCTTCAGGAAGTTAGTAAACGTCCTAGAAACCCCACAATTATGGCATTTAAAGTTGTGGTCGTTCTTCAACTTATAAAGGTATCCCCGTGCCTTACTTTTAGTCCTCTGACTATCTCCGCAATAAGGGCAACGGAAATTATATAGACCTTCTTTTTTTCTAGCGAACTTATGCAGTCGGGAAGAAACCAACCCGATATATTTGGAATCAATAAAACTCATTATCTAGTTTGGGTGGTCTGGGAACCTCCATTATAAGGTCCTGGAAGCATGTTGTCAATAAAGGGGACTACCAAACCGATAATCAAAACTGCAGCACCTGAAATAGCTGCTACCTGCCACTTAAACTTAGATAAGTCTGCAATATTATTTTCTACTGTCTCTAATCTTTTGACGACAATGGCATGTTCTTTTGAATTTGATTCCTTAACCTCATCAATCATCTTTATAATGAGGTCATCAGTCTTTATCGCCTGTTCAATTCTCTCGTCATGCTTTGTAAGAATCATAGCAATGCGGTTATTTCCTTCTGATATTTTTTCCACAGCTGCTTCCAATTTTGAAAGCATTTCTCTGGACAGTTCTTCATAAATGTTGAGTTTAGATTCAAGAACCGCTAGTTTAGATTCTTGTGAGAACATGGCATTTATATTTTCCAAAGTTTTCTAGAGTTTTTTTGGTAAATGTATTTTTTTCTTTTTTTTTACTGGTGGATTTCCTGGATCTGCCTCTGGAGTCCCAGCAATATTACCAGAACCAACATTATTAGTTGGCAATGCCATTGCACCCTCTTCATTTAAATTATTTCTTACCATTGAAATAATTTTATCTAAAATTCTGTCGTCCATTAGATTGAATTGAGTATTTTTAAACAATCATCATCAAGTGGTATTTCATGAATTTTGGTAATTGGATATTCTGGAAACCGTTGAAGATAAACTATAAAGGTTTTCAAAACACTCCAATAATCCTTTTCCAATTTATAAAACAGCATTGGTGTTGCTGCATCACCAAAAACATTATAAAGAATAATAAAGTGGTTTATCAACAAATGAGTTTTCAGTTCACCTTCATTTTTATATTTTTTCAACAACTTTTTAATCCACCTAATTCTTTTTAGGTCATCATAAAAGTCATCCTTAGTTACAGACTGAGGATTCTCATAATGTTTAATTGCAAAAAGAAGATAATTATCCTCATTCAACTCATCAAATCTCATACATCAAATCACGATACAGTAAGGGTTGCAGATCCAGATACAACTTGATCAGCACCTGTGGAATTAAGAACAACACGATATAGATATCCATTAAATGTAGTATTAGTAACTGCAACACTGACTGCAGATGTAGTTGCTCCACCAACATTGGTGTATGAAGTACCACCATTTGTGCTTCTCTGCCACTGATAAGTAACAGCCTGAGATACTGGAGAAGTTGCTGCTACCACACTAAAGTTAACTGTCTGTGGTAGTGCGGTGGTAGCAACACCAACACTAGATGGTTGAGTTACAATTGAAATGACAGTATCTGGAAGAAGGGTGTCATCGGCAGCATCACCACCAACTCCAGTTGTACTTGCTACACCAGTGGTGATTCCTGACATAGCAACTAAAACTTCAGTCTTTCTTCTCAGATTTCCGTGATTATCAACATAAGTATGAACACCAACCCATCCTGTATGTGAAGGTTCTAATGTTGATGAAGCAATCTCATTTTCATCAACTCCAAGAATTTCAGTTGCAGAATAATTAGAATCGTTAAGAGTATACTTTGGTTTTTGGGATGCAGTCCATTCTACCCCAGAAATAGCAGCACCACTAAGATACTGAGTAGATGCAATAGAAATAACTGTATCTGAGGTAATACCAGATACAACTGCCTCACCAAAAGTAGTACCAGCTCCGATAGAAATCACATCACCGACACTCAATGCGGTGAAAGTGGTTCCAGAACCAGTTACAGTTTTATTTGCATAATCAACTGTAAGAGTTCCAGCAGAATAAATGTCGTCTTTTTTACCCCAGAGTGCCATTTTTTTCTTTTCCGT